GCAAGGTCGCTGTTGTCTTTTGCGTCTGGCTTGGTTTCTGGATCGGCAGGTGTTTCAAACTTCATATTGTTACTGGTAGTTGTTGTTTTTGTATCAGATTGTTTAGGTAAGTCAACATTTTCTTTAGATGAAAAGAATAAGGAGCTATTTGCTGCTGGGTCACTTACAAGAGCAGCGGTAATAACTTGATCGCATCGTGCCATGCATTTTCCATTGGATTCTTCGTCTATTCCCATGAATTCAAGCGACAATCCCATGTGCGCCGGGTTCTTCCTAGCAATCTCAAATATTTTTGGAGACGCCTCTTCGCTGTCGTAAATGTGCAGGTCACCAATAACGCGAGAGTCTTCCAGTTGAAATTTATCGACGTAGCCAATAGTTGAGAACACACCGCTGCCGTGATCGACTTTAACCTTGATTGATTTTTCAATTTCACAGCACTTAAACACTTGTGCCAGAGTAGTTTGATCGACAAACACTTTCGATCCAGTCTTGTCCGAGCGATGTCCCTTTGCTTCTCCAAGTGAGATAAGCGAGACGCTGTGAATAGTGCTGGCTTGTTCGTCTACTAATGATTCGGTATTGATTGCTTGCAAGAACATAGGACTTGAAATTTGACTGGATTTTCCAACGCTGAGTTTTTTGGCGGCGGCTATTTTCTCCGCTTTATTTTTGAACCAGTCTCTTGCTGGTTGCGGATTCAAAGGATTGATTCCCCAAAGAAAGTGAGCCACTGCACCTGCGCCTGGGTAATCTTTGTGAGATGCGTTGTTGTTTTTACCTGCTTGCAAATCGACCGAGTGCCTTGCACCCCAAGCATTTGCAAGGATAACTTTTTCATCGCTAATTTCGCCAGATGCCATCTTGCGAGCGGCGGCTTTTGTCCCCTCGGTCAATCCGTCTCCACCAAATCCCTGCCTTAAAAGATCAAGTCCTTTTTTAGCGGCGCTGACAATGTAAGCGGGAGGATTCATTATTTTGTGGCTTTCGGATGCCCCTTTGGAAGTAGGTCAAAATCGGTGGTGTATTTTTCGTTCTCAGGTCGTCCGTTTTTGAGCAGGTAAAGGAAGGCGTTGACGCGAGCAAACGCCCACTGATTGGCAGATTTTACGACTGGAGAATGCGAAGTATTGAACGCACCGAGTCCGCGCTGGAACACTGACTTGAGAGCGCCTAAACTAGCCTTGCCGTTCTTCGTGTTGCTGTCCTTTTGATTAAATTCGTCCACCTTGTTCTGGAGCGTTTCCTCTTGCTCTGCGGTGACCTTTGCTCCGCCCTTTCCAGACGCATCTCCTTTTGCTGTGCCTTTGCCTTGTGGGTTTTTATTTGGCGTATCGGACTTTGGAGCTTTTGGTGACGCCTTAATTTCTCCACGATCTCCGGCGGCAAACTCACTGAGCGTTTCTTCCGATGCTTTTGCAACATCTGCTGGGTCTGGCACAATGGAAGTGGACATTGACTCGGACTGACTGATGTTTGCTGGGCGAGCAATCCCTGCGCCAAACACATCTTCCACTGAGAATCCAGCGGCGGCGGCCTTGTCGCGTTTGATTTTTGCCCAGCGAACCATATCGTCCGCAACCTTCTCGGGATCTTTGGAATCCTCAGTCCAGTAGCTCATTGGATTGAGCAGTCCGTTCTGATAAAGATTCATGTTCGCATTTGCTTCCTTGCCAATGTCTGGCTGGGGATGCGGTCGGTAACTCCATCGTCCATAGCAAATCTTCTCCATTGTCGAGATTGGGAAGATGCCTTTAGCAATAGCGTCGAGCAGAGCTGCGTCCTTAATCCGGTGTGCCAACGGAGCGAGAACTTTCTGTCCTCGGTTGAACTCCGCTTTGGCCTGCTCGCTTTCAAGGCGACTGGAGACGCCGCCAAGGTTGGTAGCGTCCAACCCAAACGAGTAGGGAAGGTTGTAGCTCATACACGTCATCTTGAGGAGCAACTGCATGAGGTATTGTGTCTCTGCTCCTGGCGATGCTGAGTCTGGAAATTTTACATCTTGTCCCGCTGGAAGATGATTGATCTGCCCATACTGAATGTCCTGCGCCAATCCAGTCTGCTGGTTGTCAAAATGCGTGGATGCGTATCCGTCCATTGATCCTGATCCGGCAGACGCGCCAATAGAGTTGGTAAAAATGGTCAATGCCGATGCCAGTTTTGATTTGCCTTTGGTGAACTCAATCAACTCGTAGAGGTCACGCAGATTTGCCACGGCGGCATCTAGTTTGCTGACGCCTCGGTAGGCGTCGATCTGCATCGGATCTGTGTAGTGGACAAATTGGGATGCTGGGACATCGACTGGATCGGTATACTGCCCTGCCGCCATGCCACGACGGAATACTCGAAACGCTACTGGTTCACCATTTGGCCCGATGCACACTCCGCTGACATAGTCCTCGGAAACCACATTTTGGTAAACGCCGCCAAGCCGATCTGGCTCAACTGCTTGAATGCGAAATGGCAAGCGGATCAGTTCCTCGTAGCTCATTGACGGGTCACTGCCGGGACGCACGAATGCCCATCCGTAGTCGCCACCTCGGTTCATGCCGAGGACGCCGAACTCCATCAGGCGAAAGAAATCCACTCCTCGGTTTGCTGAGTCACAATGCGGAAACCATTCGTTGTTTAGCCAACGCTCAATGTCTGCGTCCAAAGCGGCATCGCCAGTCTGCGCGTGATACGCCACAGGTGCAACGTACATAGCGTACTTCCGATTTAGTACCTTTGCTGGGGCGAAGTTGTTTTCTAAGTCGGTTGCCTCACGGAGCAATTGCAATCGATCCCGTTGAACTTGAAACGAGTTTGGAGCAATCTGCGCTGGGCCGTTTGCTCTGCGGTTCGTGAATTGCGCCCCATCGTAGGAAAAAGCATGGAGCAGACGCTTCGCCGCGAACCTGCGGACTGCTGCTATTGGCGAGATGATTCCGATCGCTCGGTCAAGCAGTGATGGTTTCATTTACGATGTTCCCTTGCCAATGGATGGATTGAAGTTTGCACGAACATTCATAGACCGTGTTCCGTTGAGTAATCCAAGCGCAAAGTTGGCCTCTTGAAGCATTCCCGCCGCAGACTCCAAACTCGGGAACGTAAACTGCCGTCCAGCGATGGAGTAGCTAATACCGCGAACGGCATTGGCAACGATACACGATAATGCCGCAGCACGAATTTCATTTAATTCGGCTACGGTGCATCCAACCAGCAATTGTCTGACTGCCATATGGAATATGGATATCACAAATTTCAAACATTGCAACATTATACCTCTGCCTCCTCAATTGCCGCATCGCCTGTGGTAAACAATACCGATCGCAATCTTGCGTCAAGTAGGGCGCTTACCAAACACATCTGATCGCAGTCAAGTAAGTGGTTTGCCTTACCTTTTGACACTGTCCAAGACCACTTTTTCTGTCCAGATTTGTCCACCTCCTGCCGCTTAAACTCGACCGAGGTTTGTTTCTGATACTCGACTGAGACATTTTGCGGAGCGGTGAATTTGTAGGTACTCATGCCGCCACGCATCCGGTGATACATATTCTTGATTGGTTGTTGCGCCCAGAAAAAATATCTGGATTGACGCACCTTGCCTCCTTTGCCAATGCCTACATGACCTACGTTGACTGAGGAGAATGGATATTTGCGAACGATCCGCTGGCCATTGAAATTTTCGTGATGCGGAAACTCGCGGCGATTGGTTGAGTCACCCCATAATCCCTGCCATCCGTACCGAACGCACACTTCTTGCACTGCTTGAGTGTCAAACGCGATGTCCACAAGTGTTCGCCCAGGTTCAACGCCAAGTTCGATCCGCAGTTCCTCCAACTCCTCCCAAGTGACGATTCGACCCTCGTCAATGATGCGGGATTCGGACTGACCAAACGCTCGGCAGACGTACCATCGATGAGCGCCTTCGCCTTTGCTGGCTCGCCCCGCTTGGTTATCGATGCACAGGAAGCGCCCGATCTCGCCATCAAATGGTTCTCGCTTCAAATACGCACCCTTGATTCGGTCAAACTCAATATTTGCCTCACTGTCAGCGGGTGATTCATCCCATGCCAACGCTCGCCGCTTCTGCATATAATCTCTGAGTGGCTCAATTTGCCCCGCTTTGGCTGCCGTGGACGCTTTCAGCTTCTCCATGAGTATTTGACCAAGGTTGAAATAATGCACAGCTACGGCCTCCCAATGAAATGAGCGATGGTTTGCCGGAGCGTTGGGATTGGTCACTTCATATCTACCAAGTTGAGCTTGGGAGCGGCGGCTTGATTCGTCACTCGGCCAATCTAGTCCGCAATGCTCGCAGTTGTATCGGACGGTTGGCAGGATTCGATTCCAGATGTACTCGCCATTCTCAGTGATGGTCTCTGGCGACCGCTCAAAGATCAGTCGGTCTCGACTATCAATCATGCGCTGGAA